TATACCCCGTGTAAGGGCCAATCCCGTAAGTAAGTGGATCGTAAGTGTATGTGGGATCTTGCCTTGGAACTAAATGCCAAGTTGGGTTGTCATCGCTGCGATACTCAATCTTATATTCAACAGTGGTGCCGTGAATGTCGCCTGTAGATGTATCACTGTGTTGCAGGGATTTCACCGCAACAATTGTCTTGATGTAGTCAACAGAGTCTCCGTACACAACCTGCTCCACGGGGTTGTTATAGGTGAGATCAACACCCACGCCAAAAGATGCCTCGGTTGTCGAGGCAATGTTCATACGGGTTTGTCCAATTGTTCCTGTACGTGTTTCAAATGTGATGCCTTCAAAGTTGTTGGAGCCATCACTGTTCTGGACAGCCACACCATTTAGATAGACGCCCTTCAGCCCATCAACACCAACCTCTTCCCACTCTCCCTCCCCGAGAAGGTCAAGAACCTTTGCATAGCTTTTTGACGACAGGGTATCAGGGTCTTCAACAGCAGCGCGGGAGGAATCTCCCTTCGGATCGCCGCCCCCTGCACCTGTAATAAATCTATTCATGGAACCTCCTATATAGGAACATCGACGGTGGAGAACGAGCTACTAATCACGTTACTGCCAACCATCATTCTCCCGTAACCAATGGGAACTGCTGCCCCTTGTTTTGTGTTATTTACTGCGCCTGAGAAGATGTAGCTTGTTGCTGTGTCTGCAACGGCAGTGTCACAGGCGGCATTCACTTTTGGGCTTCCCGCCAGCTTTTCAGCTACACCGGAGGCAATGAGGGCAGACCCGGCCCAATAAAAGGCGGGAGATGCCCACGCAAAAGGGGTGAAATTCAGCACGTAGCCAATTGCATACAACACTGTGCCAACGACCATCCTCGTGCCTGCCGACGCCCCCTTAATAACGGGTACAATTTTAATGACAACGCCCTCGCGGCGAAGGGCGAAGTCTTCGTCGGTAGGGGAAAGGGCGGTACTCCCTGCCCACACCTCATACCCGTCCAACCACTTGTCGCTGTCAATAACGTGCTGCTTAAATCCTTTGAAATTAACAGCAAGTATATCTAGCCCTTGCCGCACTGTTGAGCAATGCAGATTGAACTCTTTACCATACTTCTCTCCAAGTTCTCCGTAGAGTTGAAAGCACAACGTCTTGTTTGTCATTGGCCCTCCTTATACAGGAACATCGACGGTGGTGATACTGCTGGACACAACATTGCTGCCCACGATCATTCGCCCATAGCCGACAGGGATTGCAGCACCTTGCTTAATGTTATTTACAGCCCCGGAGAAGATATAACTGGTAACACTGTTATCCTTCCCTGTATCTGACTGCGGGTCGTAATTCACCTTGGCAGAGAGCTTTTCAGCAATACCTCCCGCCATCATTGAGATACCCATTGCTGTTACATTTGAATTTTTTGACCAGATGCCGACAGCAGTGATAATCGCACCAACAATAATTCGGGCGTTTGCTGAACTTCCTTTGATGACAGGAATCACTTTGACAACCCCTGTACGCTCTCTGGTAAGATCGGTGCGAGTACCTTCGATGTTCTCTTCGTTGCACCACACCTCATAGCCTGCGAGGTGCTTGTCACTATCAATGATATGCTTTCGCATTCCTTTGAAATTGGCGTAGAGGATATTCAGACCTTGTGCAACAGTTTTGCACTGAAGATCAAACACCTTCCCATACTTCTCTCCAAGTTCTCCGTAGAGTTGAAATTGAAGAGTTGTCATAGCAGGCTCTCATGTCTCACAACCTTAACGATGCGGTCGGCATAGTGTTGGCCCATAACATCCTTGCTGCTCAGCCGACCATTAAGGTGATGTCCAATCTGATTATTTCCCACATACACAGCAGCGTGGCTCGCCACCTTTCCTGCCAGATTCATGAGCAGAGCATCCCCATAGCGGATTTCAGCTTTGGGCACTTCAACAAACCCGGCAGATGCAAAGTTGTTCAAATAAAGCTCTTGCCCCCTTTCCCAGAACTTCTCCTCTCGCTGGAAGTCGGGTAACATAAGAGAGTATTCCTTTTCGTACCAGTCTTGCATGAAGGTGTAACAATCATGTACACCCCACTTGTATGCACGCCCGTAGAGGTCTTGCTTCAGTTTGGGGTTATTCAGCCAAGCGTAAGATTCTCCGCTACCAAGGCCGATCAGCAACCAAGGAACCCCTGAAGCCTTTTGGCTGGCAACATCCCATTCCGAGAACACTGCCCCAGATGTGCTGTGGGAATGCACAACTGCCGAAACAACCCCCTTGTCCTCTGCTGTTGCATAGTCCAGAGGGTGTATGGCGAAGTATTGCGTCTTGTTTAGCGTAGATACATTCTCACAAGGAAGGAAGATATAGCGCCCCTTGAACAACACAATCAGCCCGCAAGCCTCTTCGGGGAGTTTTGTTTTGCAGTAGGCTGTAATTTCTTCTAATAGTTCGTCCATGTTTACATCCCCTCAATCAAGGCTGCGCCAACAAAGCCGCCAAAGGACAATTCCCCATTCTCTCCGAAGCGCAGCTTGCAGCCGCTCACTTTATGGCTACACGCATCCTTGGTAATATCTGTTGTTGCAGTGTCCGTGTTTGTAGCTACAGCGCCACCTGCGTACCCGCAATTCTCAGAGCGATATACGAACGGGCACACATTGGCGATAACTTGCCGCTTAGGGAGCATTACACCCATCAAGTCAAGACTGCTGCCCAATTCAAACTCGATTGTGAGTTTGTTCTCGGATGTTTTACGGGTGATGTAGAAAATGTCATCAGGAAATGCCTCCAGCGGGTTAGCGTTCGGATTTCCCCCTGAGAAATTCACTGCATCAAGGTAACGAGCCATTGTGCGCTTACGAGTCACCTTGCAGCCAACGAGGTCGCTGTAGTTCCTTACCATTGTGCTGAATACGCCGCTAATGTTTGCAAGTCGCATTTGTGGGCGGGGAAACTTCCCTTGAGCCATCTCGAACCCTGTCACCTCAAGTGGCAAGGGCGTGTAAGTATTTCCCTGCCACACAACACCAGTTTTCAGCGCATTCGTCCCTGCGTGGAAGTAATACAAGTCTCCACCTTTTGTTGTTAAATCTAACACAAACATCTCCACGATTGTGTTAGCACCAAATGTCTGAAGCTCTCCTAGAATACTCATGGCAGGGCTACCTCTGGAACTTCGCGCAGAACAGCATTGACAGTTTGCCAACCACATTCGTCCACTGTGCGGGCCACCTTGTCACAGACAAACACCTTGGTGACTTCATCTGGAGTAGTCCAGTTGAAGGACTCAACGCCCTGCCTCACTTTTAGGAAATTGTAGATGGCCTTGGCCTCGTCTGTGTTGCGTTTGAATGTGCAACTCCATTGTTCAAGCATGTTGTTCAAGCCATCGGGCAGACGTTGCTCATATCCATCCCCAAACTGAGCCTTGAGTACTTTAGGTACTAGGTCAATGCTTACAGAATAATCAGGCAATGCTGTAAATGTCGCCATATAATCCTCCTATGTTTATTACTGATTTTAACACACATTAGAGCCTATGTCAATACATAGCCAAAAATAAAAGAGGGGCCGAAGCCCCTCTAACATTACGCGGCAAGCAATCCGCCCGGACGTTTCTGCTCCGCGATGGTCTGCAAGACAGTTGATTTAATGATGTTGCCAAACTGCTTGGCATCCTCTACATCACTAGCAACGCTCGTAGTGGAAGAGCCGTCAGAAGCAACATTGACAACAACGGATACGTTGGTGCTGCCCCCTCCGCTCGTTGCTTGAACACCTAGATCGCCATTACTCATGCGCATCAGCGGCATCACAGCTTCAGAACGCCCCGGTTCTTCGCCAAGGACGTTCAGTGTGCCCCCGTTGGCGAAGTAGGTTGGTTTGCTATAGACGCCGTTTGTGAGTGCGCCCCCGTTGGCGTACTTCGTTACCCTCCCACTTGACGAAAAAGCATTGCCGTTGGCATTGACGCCCATATCTGCGGCTTGGTTGGCGGTAAGCGTTGTACTGCCGCCTCCGCCACCCGTTAGCATCCCCGTAGCCGCCTGCACCGCCTTTAGAATAAGCATTTGAGCAATCAGCTTACTGATCAGTTTTAACATCGAAACAACAAATTCCCGCCCGTTAATCTTACCGGTGTTGAAGAAGTTTTCCAGCGTGTCTGTCATCAAGGAGTAGCTAGATGAGTAGAACGACTGGAATTGTTCTTGGCGTGTGGTTAGGCTGTTGTAGAAATTATTGAAGCCAACCTCCGCATCCTTACTGAAGGATTCCCCTTCAAGGGCTTTACGCTTCGGCTGGGCATTCACCTGCTTTTGTTGTGCTACATAGTTGGCTTCAATTTCAAGCCTGCGTGCCTTCCATGCTTCAGCAGACTTTGTGTTCCCGGCTGCTTCTGCCTCAGACATTTTAGTTGTCGCTTCTGCAAGTTCCTGATTCTTCTTCGCCTCAAGCGCAAGCCACTCAACACGAATCTTGCGTTCAGCAGTGCTCATGTTCATTTGCAGGTTTTCTTCTTGCTGAGTCTTGGTGTAGTCAGCAAGAGAGGCAGCAGCTTTGGCTTGATACTCTTTCGTATCATTCATCACCTTGTTGGCAGCAACCTGATCTTGTGATTGCTTTTCATTCTGCACAGCAAGAGCAGCCTTAGCCACAGATTGATCCAACAACGACTTGGTGTAAGGATCAGTTGCAGCTTTACTGGCTTCGACAGCCTTCTGATAAATCATTTCCTTTTCAGTAAGTCGAGCCTTCTCTTCCCCATTCGTAGCCAACTTACTGTTCTGCGATTCCATTGCAGCATTATAGGCGTCCAGCGTGGCGTTGATTTTTGACCAATCTTCTGCAACACCAACTTCTTTCTTTAGGGCGGCTTGCTCTTTCTCTTTGTCAACGATCTTTCGAAGTCGAGCCTCTTTCTCAAGGAGAAAAGGCAACTCTTCGGCAGAAGTTTTGGAATTGCTGATCTGTTTCTCAACAGCCCACAACTCTTTCTGCCTTTCAGTTGCCTTTTCATACAGGTAAGACTTGTCTTTCATACCTTGGATATTCGTGACAAGTGCCTTGTATTCAGCGTCCAAAGCAGACACAGCAGCAACACCAGAGGATTTGGATTTATCTGTCAAAGATTCTTGAAGGCGTTGTTTCTCCCCCTCAAGCGCCCCCAACATCTTTGCGTCGTCGTCGCCTTTGACAGGCTTCTTGCGGATCAGGGAGATTTTATTCTCAATATCGGCAACCTGCTTTTCTACCGACAACGTCTTGGAAACAGAGCGGGCATAAGCTTCTGCTGCGATGGTTTGATCCTTAATTGTTTGTGCTTGACGATCGGATTCTGCCTCGCGCTTCCGCTTCTGATTGGCCTCTGCTAACTCTCCAACCACGTTCCGAAGGCGCTGGTACTCTGCTTCATCTCGGCTAGTCCACATACCCCAACCTTCGCGCCTTTCCTTCTTCTCCCGCTGCCGCTCCATTGCTGCCACAGCCTCTTGGAACCTCTCAACATCTGTTGTATTGAATGCTCTCTTAACCGTGTCACGCCAATTGCGATACGACTGGGTAACTTGCTCAACAGCCCAAGAAACACCTGTGAGCTCTTCCTTGGCCTTGCGTGCCATTTCGGTATGGGCAGCGGCGAGGGTATTCTGTGCAAGTGCTGTAGCCTCTGTAGTCTTGCCTTGCTGCTCAAGAGTGGCAATCTGTTCGTATGTGGCAACAGTGAGGAAATGATAGGACTCGTTCAACTTAACAATGCCCTGCAAAGGGGCTTTGCTCAGAGAAGCGTACTGCTCCACAATCTTATCAATTTCTACGCCAGTGGCATTGCTAAACTCCACAGTGGCCTTGGTAATGGCCTGTACAGAGGCCCCTGCAATCTTCCCGGAAGATGCGATGGCAAGCAATGCCTCATTAGCTCCCGATAGATCACCCACTGACGTTCCGACAGTATCCCTCATCGCTTTGAACTGGTCGGCATTCATTCCAATTGCGTTGCCAGAGAGGATTAGGGCACGGGATACTTCTTGAGAGGCTGTGGAGGTCTTGTAGAGGGCGTAGGTAACTCCGGCGATGGCACCAGCAGCCATAATGAGCGGGCTAGTCAAATAACCCATCAGGGTTGTGCCTACAGCCTTCATGGCCGGGCCAATACCACCGAACATATCCTTCAACTGACCCCCTTGTTGCATCAGGATCAGAAAAGGGGATTGCCCACCAGCGAGCTGTGTTGCAATATCTGTAAACTGTGCTGGCACCATGCGCATTGCAGCAGACATTTGCCTCTGGCCCATCACAAACTCACCTGTCTGAGATGTTGCCGCACGCATGCGAGCAATATAAGGTGCTGCTGAATCAGAAACACCTTTTTGCGCTGCTTGGTATTCCAGCCAACCCACTTTACCTTTCTCAAGGTAAATGGTTTGACGCTCAAGGTCGCGC